GGCCTGCCGATTCAATGTATCGAACCGGCAAGCTTTTTTGGCTACTTGATCAACTGTTCAAGATATTAAACAGAGTAATCTCGTAGTCAAGGGTTGTCAGGCCCTTGTGCGGAATCCAATCCCACGAATGGGTGAGACCCCGTTTGAGTTTGACCTTAGGGTCGCCTCCCGGCGAATCCCTGAGAGTCACACTCCCCACCGGTACCGTATCAGGCATCGGCTTGAAGATCGAATGGAAAGGAAGCATCCAACCACCGTTCCTCAAGCTACTGGTGAGCCGCGAACTGCCTGTAAGGTAACCTCCTAGCGCTGCAATTTCGAGCGCTATCGGGTTACACTCATATCGTCTAGACGACTTCCTGTTAGGGACTGCCTTCCAACGCTTGAAACGGACTGAACCGTCTCGACGTCGGTGGAGCCCAGACATTGAGTATGGCGTTTTGATTCCAGCAGCATCCGATTCGTCGAAAGGGACTGGTCGAAAGTCAACCAGTCCTTTAATATGACGTAAGATATCGCTAAGATCAACACCATTACGAATAGACCAACGAGTAAGGCGGTTGAAGACTGAGAACTTGTGAGTTTCATGGTGGAACCTCTTTATATAAACGCCACGAACATTGTGGCCTTTGAAGAAGTCCTCACCGCAAGATTCTCTGAAGCTGCCCGTGTTGAAAGACTTCTGTTTATTAACACGGAATCCGCACCACTCCAGTAGGGCGAGAACTTTGTCATACGCTTTTGCAACGCATATGATATCGTCCCCGAACACTGAGAATGCAGGAATGGCTCCGCTGTTATCCGTAGGGATACGGAGCTCATGATAAGCAGCTTCAACGATACACGCAAAGACTATGGTTTGAAGGGGAAAAGTGAAACCGTTCCCCATCGTTGAATAGGTCTCTAGATTTAGGATACTACCGTCTGGCAGCTCGATGCATTTCGCACGAACTGTGTCCAGGGGTTGAAGCATCCTCCGATCGAAAAACCAATTCATAAACCTAGTCGAGTTCAAGTCAGAGGCTGACTTTAGGTCCACAGTGGCATGGCTGCCATAAATGGATCCGAGTTTAGCCAGGAACCTGTTAATGGTGGGCTGCTTAGATAGATTAATATTAAACCAATCCATCAGGCAGTCTTCCATCAGGTCACCCAGACCTAGCTGGAAAAGCATTTCAACTAGGGCCTCTGTATTGATAACACGTGAAATATCGAAGTTCTTCTTTGCGAAAGTCAGCTTTGAAGATTTTACAATGCAACACTCGCCGTACTGTACTTGCCGTTTATTTTCGGCGGCTTTCCAGAGGATCGGAATGTTGTCCTTATAGTACTTCCAGAGATGCTTGTCGTAGGTAGTTAGTTCGGAGTGAAAAAGCTTGCCAATAAAATCGGTATGCTTTGAACCCCTGCTACTACCAGGACCAGGCCGGAGTCTGTCTAGAGCTAGATTAAGACTCCATCTCGGTGCCTGAAGTGGTCCACTAAAGAATCTGGATTTGAGTAAATCACGTGCCCGACACATCGTCAGGTAGTGATAAGAACTCTCATCAGGTTCCCAAAGGCCACACTGCTTGTTCGACTCGATAAAGAGATCGAGAGCAGCTGCGTCAGCATCTTTATTATCGCCGGTCGGTTCATACTTCTTCACTAAAGAATTGTGGAGTTGCATTAGCGCGACCTGCTTAGGCGATAAGTCACTGCATATGATTGACTCATGTGCAGCTGGCAAAAGGGACTTCAAAGTCGCAGGAATAACATCCATACGAACTCCTTAAAGGATTAACGAACGTTACAAAAGACCGTTGCCAGCGGTGTCACCGACACCAGCGGCCTGAGCCCAGAGAAGACCAATGTGAGCAGCGATGCCCGCTTTGATATTCGGAAGGTCGGCCGTGTCGGAGCCAGCTGGAACATCGATCAAAGTACGGATCGTCATGTTCTTATAGGGCTGACCAGCTTGCGGCAAAACACCCTTCAGTGTAATGAACTTATACTGATTTGTAGGTACGTTAGCGATGAGGCCTGTAGTCGGATTCGGTTTACCGAGCGACTGCATGACCTTAGGCTTCCACACCGACATCAGAAACGGTGCACTCACTGAGTGGGGGATGACGCCAGATTGGGTACCACCGACGGCCGTAACCGCAACCTGCTTGGCATTAAAGTCAGGCGCGTTGTCGGCAGCGGTCGTATAGGTGGGGGCTGTGAAACCGGTTTGTACTGCACCCGTTAGGGTGCCAGGAAAGCTGATACTCATTTTAGAGTAAATCCTCGAAATGGGTTGGCTTTGCTCAGAGAAACAACTAGGGCGGCTATATTGGAAATTTGGCCGACACTAGGAAGTTGAACATCGAGCTGGGGAAATCCCAGTCGACTAACTTTGCTCCTCTGAACGACTGTGTACTGAGATGTGTACTCCCAGGGAATAAATTCCAATGGAACGTATGCATACGGCGCGGCTGACTTCGGCTTCCCAGGCACATGATACAGTGTCGTGGAATCAAAAGTTGTAACCTTTGCGAAAGCGACGTTACGATTGTAATTAAACGTACATCCTAGGACGTCCCCTATATTCGTGAAATAGTCGACAAGGAACGACCAGGGCATCAACTCCCATGCTGTAGGAACGATCTCACCGAGATCGAACTTTGCTGCATCGGAGAGGGCGCCCATCGCACCATCACTGAAGATGAGCGACTGGTCTATCCATACGACATATTGGCACGAAGATCTTTCATGCTGAACCAGGGTGATAGGTACAGAAAAACCAGTACCAGCCCACCCTGAAGCATAACCCGGGTCGCCAGCTGAACTAACTGTGTCTGAGAAACGATGCGAAAGGCGTTTCAAGCCATTAGAAACGCTCTTCGCACGCTGCTCAAGGTACAAGTCAGCGATTGCGGCTATATCGGAGATCAGGGGCTGCGCGCCGAAGGCCCATTCTAAATAGGTGTCTGATAGCACCTTGCTCCACGGATCAGGCTTGAAACGCTTACCTTTAGCTTGCTTATCCCGAAGGATTCGCATCTGTAGGTCAGTGAATAGGCCTAATTTCGTGCGGAGCGAACGGACCGGAGACTTAATCATTGACACAGTTTCTCTAAGCTCACCAAGGAAGGTGGGCCCAGCGAAATCAGAAGTCTCGAATTTACGAATCTTCTGAATTATGCCAATGAGCGCACGGTTTTTTACCGACGATTTGAGGGAGGCGCGTGGGAGCAACGTATGACTCGCAGGCGACCAGTTGTCGAAAACGTTAGTTTCAATAACTTTTCCGAACCACTCTGGCCTAGAGATCTTGTCGATCCACATACCCTTCAACAAACCAGGCTTGTAATGTACAGTTTGATATTTAGTCAAAAGGTCATTAGTAGCATCGGTACCTTGTTTTATCAGTGAAGCATATTTTGGGTTATCAGAAGCTACACGGTTATAAGTCGTGCTGGCTGTGAGAAACTTGGATTCAGGCGGCGTTTGCCACTTGCCTTGTCGACCACGCCAGTAATACCTATCCGTGAAACTTTTGTTACCCATATATTTCTCCATTAACAAGGAGGTGCACCTCACGGTGCACCCGACGTATGTCGACTGTTTTTGCGACGCGATAGCGTCGGTTTGCCAGTTTTAGCAAACAGGGAGCCTTTTCTAGACTTAAACCATTTCAGGGCTAACCATCCCGTCTCCGTATGTTGTCAGGCGAAAGTCGTTGGGGAGAATCTCCTCATTACGCATTTCCTTCCTGATCAGCAGGTCGACGAGGGTGTAGGCCGTGTTATAGTTGTCATCATCGAGCC